CGGTTGTAGTAACTGGCACTGGAACAAACTTCTACAATGATTTTTTTATTGGTGATGATATCACAGTTGGCAGTCAAACTCAAACAATCATTGAAATTAATTCATCAACTTCATTGAATGTTTATAGTGCTTTCACTAGTACAGCAACTGGACAAACAATTTCAAAATCAGGTATCTCAGATGTTTGGAATGATAGATTCTTAAAGAGATACACTATTGCATTAATTAAAAAACAATGGGGTAACAACCTTAAAAAGTTTGCAGGTATTCAAATGCCAGGTGGTGTGATGTTGAATGGTCAAGCAATTTACGATGAGGCTGTTGTTGAAATTCAAAAGATTGAAGAAGATATTCAAAGTCTGAATGTATTGCCACCAGATATTTTAGTTGGCTAATAATGGCAACGAATTTATATTTCAATAATTTTCCGGTTAATCAAGTAACCAATGAGCAGTTGCTCGTTGAGGATTTGATGATTGAGGCTATGAAAATTTATGGTATAGATGTTTACTATTTGCCAAGAACTACAGACAATTCAAGTATTGATAAGTTGTATGGTGAAGACCAACTGAAGAAATATGTCACAGCATACCCAATTGAGATGTACATCAACAATGTATCTGGTATGGAAGGTGAAGGTGATTTCATTTCTAAGTTTGGTCTTGACATTCGTGATGAGATGACAATGCTTGTTTCTCGCCGTAGATTTAAAGCAAGTGTTCCTGGATTGTTTAGGGCGCAAGAAGGTGACTTAATTTACATTCCTCTTGTGCAAAACTTCTTTGAGATTTCACATGTTGAGCATGAGAACACTCCTGCAATGTTCTATCCATTAGGTCGTGGGCGTGACAACAATGTATATTTGTATTCACTAAAACTTCGCCAGTTTGTATTTTCTAGTGAAATTATTGAAACTGGTGTTGAAGAAGTTGATGAACAAATTAGACACAATTATACAGTAACAACATTGTCTGTGAATGCTGGAGGTTCTGGAACTTTTGATACAGCAAATAATGAGACAGTATATCAAGGTAGCAATGTTGCTACAGCAACCGCTTTTGCTGAATGCACTTCGTTTAATTCAACAACAAGAAAACTTGAAGTCATTAAAATTAATGGAACATTTGTAAATCTACAAGCCATTAAAGGTGCCACAAGTAATGCATCTTGGATACTTTCAACAAGTGGTGAATCAAAAGCACAAGACCTCGACTTCTCATTTGAGGATATTGCAGATAATAAAGTTGTTCAAACAGAGGGTGATAATATCATCGACTTCTCTGAAAACAATCCATTTGGTGAACCGTAATGTTTGGTACTCATTTTTACAATCGTAGTTTTCGAAAATATGTCGTAATTTTTGGTACGATGTTTAATAATCTGTCCATCAAAAGATATGCTAATGATGGCACTACAAGAGAAGTTATTAAAGTGCCTCTTGCATATGGTGCCAAAGAAAAATTCATTACAAGATTACAACAAGACCCTACTCTAACAAAGTCTGTTGCTATAACTTTACCTAGACTTAATTTTGAAATGACAAACATTTCATATGATTCTAGCCGTAAGCAACAATCAGCTATTAAGATTGCGGCTGCTGATACAACGGTCAAAAGAACAGTCAAGTCTCAGTATGTTGGTGCACCATATAACTTCGATTTTACTCTAAGCATTTTTGTTCGCAACATTGAAGATGGTACACAACTTGTTGAACAAATTCTACCATATTTTGTTCCAGACTATACAGTAACTGCCAATCTAGTTCCATCACTGAATATCATCAAAGATATTCCTATTGTTCTCAATAGTATTTCGCAGAATATAGAATATGAAGGTAGTTTAGATTCACAAAGAATCATTACATGGGATTTGACATTCACTGTCAAAGGATATCTGTTTGGTCCTGTTGCTAACAGTGCTATCATTATTGGTATCGATAGTGGTATTGTTGCAAACGGTGCAAACATTATCACCGGTGGTGCTACAACAAACTTGTTCTACGATACCAATAACAAAGCAATTCAAACTGTTGTTATGCAGAATACTGCAAACACAGGTAACGGAACATATCTTGAAGGTGAAACAATCAATGTTGAAAACAAGAGAGATGTTCTTGGCACAGTATTGTACTGGAGACCAAATTCAAATACTCTCATTGCAACTTCAATGACTGGTGTATTGTCTGCAAACGATGTTGTTATTGGCGCAGATTCACATGCAAGATATCTTGTTTCTACTGTAGAGACAACACCATTATTGATAGCAAACACAAAGATTACTCAATCTCCAGTCACTGCGGATACTAATGACGATTTTGGATATACCATTCAGTCAAAAGAATACCCTGATACATTATGAAAAGCATAGATAAAAACTTATCAGACATATTCGACATAGACCCAATAACACCAACAAATGTAATTGAGGTCAAAGAGATTGCCGTTGTCGAAATAAAAGATTCAACCATTGAAGATGATGTTGAGTTTGCCAGACAGAACATCAAAAAATTAATCAACAAAGGTGGAACTGCCTTTGATAATCTTTTGTTAGTAGCAAACGAATCTGAACAACCAAGAGCATATGAAGTTGTCGCAACATTAATCAAAAACTTATCTGACTTAAATAAAGACTTACTTGAATTGCAAAAGCGTAAGAAAGATTTACAAGGGTCTGACGATAAAAAACAAAGTGGAAATGTAAATGTTGACAAAGCAGTTTTTGTTGGCTCAACAACAGAACTAGTGAAGTTTTTGAAGAATAATAAATGAGTGATAATGGTGGTGGGTATAATGGTAATGCGAGTCTAAAAAGATTAGGTGTAGAAATATCCTACACTGAAGAACAAGTTGCAGAGATTGTAAAGTGTTCTGAAGATCCGATTTACTTCATTAGAAATTATGTAAAAATTGTCAATGTTGACAAAGGTCTTGTTCCATTTGACATGTGGCCATTTCAAGAAGAGATGGTCGATACATTTCACAACAATCGTTTCTGTATTGCAAAGATGCCTCGTCAGGTTGGTAAGACAACTACGACAGTTGGTTATATGCTTTGGACTGTACTATTCAACATTGATTATAAGATTGCAATTCTTGCAAACAAAGGCGCATTGGCTCGTGAGATTTTAGGTCGACTTCAATACGCATATGAATATTTGCCTCTATGGTTGCAACAAGGTATCAAAGTTTGGAACAAAGGTAACATTGAACTTGAGAACGGTTCTGTTATTTGGGCATATGCAACTTCTGCATCTGGTGTTCGTGGTGGTACTTACAATCTAGTTTTTCTAGATGAGTTTGCCTTCGTTCAGCACAACATGGCACAAGACTTCTTTACATCAACATACCCTGTCATTTCATCAGGTAAAACAACAAAAGTTATTATTGTATCAACACCTAATGGTCTGAATCAATTCTATAAGATGTGGGTCGATGCGACAGAAGGTCGTTCAACATACAAACCACTTGAAGTACACTGGTCAATGGTTCCAGGTCGTGATGATGCTTGGAAAGAAGAGACAATACGAAACACTTCTGAAGAACAATTCAGACAAGAGTTTGAGACAGAATTCATTGGTTCTTCGGCAACTTTAATCTCTGGTATAAAACTTCGTGAGTTAGCATTCAAGAATCCTATTGAAGAAGAGAATGGTTTATCAATCTACGAAAAACCTATTGGTGAATGCATTGATGAAGTCACTGAAAAAATGAAACCTAAAAACATGTATACGATGACAGTCGATGTTTCGAGAGGTTTAGGTTTAGATTATTCAGCATTCTCAGTTGTTGATGTGACTACTGTTCCTTACAAACAAGTAGCAAAATACAGAAGCAATACCATTTCTCCGTTGACATTTCCTACATTGATTTATAGGGTAGCAAAGTATTATAATGAAGCATTTGTGCTTGTTGAAATCAATGACAACGGACAACAAGTTGTGGATATACTACATAATGATTTAGAGTATGAAAATATCTTTAAGTTAGAACATCACTCTATCAAAGGCCAGTCAATTTCTTCTGGATATAAAAAATCAATCTCTTTTGGATTGAGAACAACATCAGCAGTTAAGAAGATTGGATGCGCTAACTTAAAAGCAATTGTTGAGAACAATAAATTTCTGATTTATGACTTTGATACTATTGCAGAACTTAACACATTTGTGCGTGTTAAAGATAGTTATGCCGCTGAAGAAGGTAATCATGATGACTTAGCAATGACGCTGGTGCTTTTTGCTTGGCTAGTAGCACAGAAATTTTTCAAAGAAACTACAAATATAGACATTAGACAGCACATTCTAGAAGAGCAAAACTCCCTAATTGAAGATTCTATGACTCCGTTTGGCATCATAGATGGATATCAGGGTGTAAATGATTATGAAGAGATGAGAGTTGAGGATGGTGATTTATGGAGTAGCATAAAAAGTCGTTATCTTTCCTCAAATTTGTAAAACTATAAATAAACAGTAATTGGAATTTTAAGCCAGACTAAGAATTTTAAAGGAGACAAAACATGGCCTTTCAACTAAGTCCAGGCGTAAATGTATCAGAGATTGACTTAACAACAGTAGTTCCTGCTGTTGGGACAACTCAAGGTGCGTTTTCTGGAGCATTTCAATGGGGACCTATTGACACTAGAATCCTTGTTGACAATGAGGTAAAACTCGTTGAACGCTTCGGTAAACCGGATGCAAATACTGCCACATCATTTTTCACGGCTGCCAACTTTTTGGCATACGGAAACAATCTTCGCATTGTTCGTGCCGCTAATACAAATTCAAACAACGCTACAACAGGCGGTAACGGAATTTATATTAAGAATGAAGACGAATACGAAGAGAACTATCTTGACGGCTCCGGCACATTCGGTGATTTTGCCGCTAGATATGCTGGAACTTTAGGTAATTCATTGAGAATTTCTATTTGCCCAAGTGCAAATGCATTCTCTGGAAACTTGACTTCACTAGCATCTATCACATCAAACGCATCTATCGTTGGTAACACAACTATTAACCTTAGTTTAAGCGGTGCTACACTGATTGCAAACAATGACTTCATCTCTGTAGATGGTGGTACAACATATATTCGTGTTGCACAAGTTTCTACGACAGTTGTTACACTTGCAACAGCATTGACAACAGCAGTTTCTGCTGGACAATCAGTTCTTCGTAAGTGGCAATATGCTGATAACTTTGATGGTGCACCAGGAACTTCTACTTTTGTCGCTGATAAAGGTGGTAGCAATGATGAAATGCACATTATCGTTATCGATGAAGACGGTCAACTAACAGGTTCAGCAAACACAGTTCTTGAAAAATACGCATATCTTTCTAAAGCATCTGATGCTAAGAGCGATAGCGGTTCATCAAGCTACTATCCTCGTGTTCTTTTCAATAGATCCAAATATGTCTATTGGGGCGACCACACTTCAGGCGGTAGCAATTGGGGTTCAGCCGCACTAGGTATAACTTATACTAACCTTAATACTCCAGTGAGTTCATCTCTATCTGGTGGTTTGTATGAAACTCCTGGTACCGATGACCTTATCAGAGGTTATGATTTTTTCAAAGACCCAGAAATTGTTGACATTTCATTAGTTCTAGCTGGTGCTACTTCTCAAACTGTTGCAACACACTTGATTAGTAACATTGCCGAGGCTCGTAAAGACTGCTTAGTATTCTTGTCACCACGCCGTGATGATGTTGTTGACCAAGCAGGTAGTGAAAGAGCAAACATTACTACATTCCGCAACTTGTTGAATTCATCTTCATACGCAGTCATGGACTCTGCATGGAAATATCAATACGACAAATACAATGATGTATACCGTTATATTCCTATGAACGGTGACACAGCAGGATTGTGTGTAAGAACAGACACCGAGCGTGACCCATGGTTCTCACCAGCTGGTTTCAATCGTGGTCAAATTAAGAATGTTATTAGACTTTCTTTTAACCCAACCAAAGCAGAGCGTGATGAGTTGTATAAGATTGGTGTTAACCCTGTCGTTACATTCCCTGGTGAAGGTACAATCCTTTTCGGTGATAAGACATTGTTAGCTAAACCATCTGCATTCGACAGAATTAATGTTCGCCGTTTGTTTATTGTTCTTGAAAAAGCAATTGCAAAAGCAGCCAAGTTTTCATTGTTTGAATTTAATGACGAATTTACTCGTGCCCAATTCGTAGCACTAGTCGAACCATTCTTGCGTGATGTACAGGGTCGCCGTGGTATTTACGATTTCCGTGTTGTTTGCGATGAAACAAATAACACTGGTGAAGTAATTGACCGTAATGAATTCATTGGTGACATTTATATCAAACCTGCTCGTTCAATCAATTTCATTCAACTCAACTTTGTTGCAGTTAGAACTGGTGTTGCATTTGATGAAGTTGTTGGTAAATTCTAATAAATAAAGAGAACAGGAGAAAATTAAATGGCTTTTAATGTCTATGAATTCCGCTCTCAGATGCAAGGAGATGGCGCTCGTCCTAACTTATTCCAAGTTGAGATGCAGTTCCCTCTTTTCTCTAATCCCGGAAATGCTTCACAAAAACTTACATTCTTTTGTAAGACTGCTGGCTTGCCAGGTTCAACAGTAAATTCAGTTCCTATTCAGTACTTTGGTCGTGAGATTAAAGTTGCTGGTAACAGAACATTTGCTGACTGGACAATCACAATTATCAATGATGAAGACTTTGTTATCCGTAATGCTTTCGAGCGTTGGATGGCGGCGTTGAATTCACACTCTACTAACTTGAGAAATAATATCGCTCGTTCTGCCTCATCTTATGGTGTAGATGCTGTTGTAAGACAGTATGGCAAAACAGGCAATGAAATTAAATCTTACAAGTTTATCGGAATGTTCCCAACCGATGTCAGTCAAATCGATGTTGATTGGGGATCAAACGATACAATCGAAGAGTTTACGGTAACTATGGCGTATCAATATTGGGAAGCCGCCGCAATTGGCATCAACTAAGTATAGGGAGGGATTTCCCCTCCCTTACTTTTTATTATATAATGGAGTGATATGGCTATCAAACTTTTTGGTTTTAATCTAGGCAAGAAAGAAGTAACTCAGGTCGAAAAACCTGAGCAGTCTTCTTTCGTTATGCCGCAAGCCGCTGTTGAAGACGGCGCTATAACCGTTCAGTCTGGTGCGTATTATGGCACCTATGTGGACCTAGAAGGTTCAGTTCGCAATGAACTTGAATTAATTACACGATATCGTGAGATGTCTCTTCATGCAGAATGTGAAGCGGCCATCGATGAAATTATTACTGAATCAATTACTATTGACACTGACGATGGTGAAATCGTTGATATCAATATGGACAAATTGAAACAGCCAGAATCTATCAAAAAGAAAATTAGAGAAGAGTTTCAAAATGTTAAACGCATGTTGAACTTCTCGAATCTTGGAGATGAGATTTATCGCCGTTGGTATATTGATGGTAGACTTAACTATCATATTATTGTCAACGAAAAACAGCCTAAACAAGGCATACAAGAATTAAGATTTATTGACCCACGAAAAATTAGAAAAGTTCGTGAGATTCAAAAAAATAAAGATCCAAGAACAGGTGCTGAATTAATTTCATCTGTCACCGAGTATTATGTCTATAATGATAGAGGCATGACCACTCAAGGATATACAGCAAATGCTGCCGCAGGCGCATCTGGTATTCGTATTGCACCAGATTCTATTATCAATGTAAATTCAGGTCTAATGGATGCCAAGAACACAATGGTTCTTGGTTACTTGCATAAAGCAATCAAACCATTGAATCAATTGAGAATGACTGAAGATGCTATTGTCATTTACAGATTGTCAAGAGCACCTGAGCGCCGTGTATTCTATATCGATGTTGGTAACTTACCAAAATTAAAAGCAGAACAATATCTTCGTGATATCATGGTCAAGTATCGTAACAAACTTGTCTATGATGCAAACACTGGTGAGATTAAAGATGAGCGCAAACATCTTTCAATGCTTGAAGACTTCTGGTTGCCTCGCCGTGAAGGTGGTAAAGGTACAGAGATTACAACATTGCCAGCAGGACAGAATCTTGGTGAGTTGCAAGATGTGCAATACTTTCAGAGAAAACTGTTTCAGTCATTGAATGTTCCAGTTAGTCGCCTTGATACACAACCTGGAGGCATGATTGGTCTTGGTCGTGTATCTGAAGTCACAAGAGATGAAGTTAAGTTTGCCAAATTTGTAAATCGTCTTCGTAATAAATTTTGTCAATTATTTGATGGTGCTTTAAAGGTACAGCTATCTCTCAAAGGAATTTGCACTACTGAAGAGTGGGATGAATTTAAAGAAACTATTTGGTATGATTTCAAGAAAGATAATAACTTTGCTGAGATGCGTGAAGCAGAGTTACTGCGTGAAAGATTAAATTTAGTTGCTACAGTTGACCCATACATTGGTAAGTACTTCTCATTAGAGTGGGTTAAGAAAAATGTTCTTCAGCAATCTGATGATGAAATTGAAGACATGCGAAAACAGATTGATGAAGAGCAAAAGCTATTTCCTGACTTAGCACAACCAACAATGGGACCTAATGGTCAACCAATGGAACAACCTCCAGGACAAGAACAACCAGCACCAGTTCCTGGTGAAGGAACTGAGTTAGGTGACTTGACTGGCGCAGATAACACTGCTGATAACTCTACTGAATCAAATGGAGAATCTATGACTCCTATGCTTGATTCTACTGTAGATAAGTTATCAGGTGGTATAAATAAATCAAAGAAATAATTATTGGAGAACATCGTGGCTAATGAACAAACAAGACAATTCTTAGACTTAATCGGTCAAGATAGTAAAGTAGAAGCAAGAGAAGTAATTGAAGATATGTTATCGCAAAGAATGGTTGCGGCATTAGATGCTCGTAAGCAAGGTATTGCATCAACTATGTTTGACACAGAAACAGAAACAGAATGAAATTCATAAAGAACATTCGAGAAGATATTGTTGTTGAAGAGGAGAAGTCTGACTACTCCAAATTCGACACATTGGTTCGTGCAGGACTTGCCAATAAGGCACAGTTACAAAGAATTCATAAAATTCTTGATAAGATGCAAGAACCAAATCCACAATTCAGTAGTGCTGACCGTGCTATTGTTGTGAATATCTTTAACCGCATGGTTGATGTTCTTTCTAATAACAAACAAGTTTTCTCTTTGGCTCGTAAAGCAGTTAAAGAAGAAGAAGAAATTGAAAACTCAATTGGTACCGAATCTATTGATGAGGCATATGCCAGACCTGTAGACCCACCACCTGTGCTTGTATTGAAAAGAAAAGCTATTCGTGTTTTCCCAAATAGAACAAGAGTTGCACTTTACTTTAATGACAAGATTGGTCGTTACTTCAGTGTACCATATGCAACACCAGATGAGACTAGTAAATTTGATAGCACTGCACAGATGGCAGGTATGCAAGCAATTGCTACTGAAGAAGTAATTTACGAAAGTGCATTTGATACATTGAAAAAGATTGTTGATGATAAGCAACATCAAAAAGTAAAATTTGATGATGGTTCAAGTGCAACAGTTGATGGGTTTACTGCATCAGCAATTATGACTGTTCATAAAGCACTCAACGATGACAATAAGAAAAAGTTTGAAGACTTGGTCAACAAAAGTAAAGCTGGTATGATGAAGGCTTCATCTTTTGCATTCAAACAAATGAAATGATTGACGATATCATCAGACAACGATTTGAAGATGCAAAAGATAGAATCTTTGCGTCACTAGATGAAATGCTTGAGCGCAAATTGGTTGCTCTCAAAAGAACAATTGCATCAGATTATTTTGAAGAACTATCAGAGGCTTTTAATCCTAACAGACAAAAGGTGGGAAGAATCATTAAGATTCGCCGCCGTATTCGTAGAGATAAAAAAGGTAAGATAGTTATTCAAAAGAATAAGAGAAAGTCAGCAATTAAAGGTTTCAGAATTTCTGGCAATAAAGTTGTTCGTGTCTCTGCTGTATCAAGAATGAAGAAGTCTCGTAACTTGAAAAAGTTTTGGAGGTCAAAAGGCCGCTCTAAGTTGCGTAGAACATTACTCAAAAGAAAAATGTCAATGAACCGCCGTAAGGCAATAGGACTAAAATAAAATGGCTTATGAAATTTTAAACACACTAAGAAGTCGCACAGT